TCGTCTAGGCGTTCGATTAGGGTGGCTGAGGGTGTCACACCGGGCTCTGCGGGGCAGTTTCGTTTCGGTGGCTTGTCGCTGTGGAGCTTGTAGACCCAGCGGCACTTATCGCGGGTGCATTGCCAGAGGCCGTCGGTGTTTAGTTCAAACACGCAATCCATTATAATGCTGTTATGAGACAAGTCTTTGAAAGGCCCCCGCACACTGTGACATCTGTAGCGATGAATGGCAATGAATAGTTGCTCCAACCAAGACAGTCCTGCTCAGCAAACGGCGTGATGGTTTTCCTGAACTCTTGTGACACATTAACTCCCCTGCATAACGCGAATGACACCCGAAAAGAACTTGGAGCAGGAGTAAGCAGCAATTCCACTCTTGTGACATCGCATATAGATTCAGGGAGTACGTACCGCCACACACATCCGTCAATACTACCGGATGCACAATCACCAACTAAGAAGCCTACGAAGTCAACAATATAAGTATCATTCAGAGCCGTGCATTCATCACAATCCAAATTCGTTAATCCTGCAACAACTACTTGGATCTGTTGCGGGAAATTGTTGTCAATACAGCCGGTATTACACTCCTCTTCTTCCTCGATACAACAATCATCACACGGATACGGCTGGTCGTTCTCATTCGCTAACCCCAACCTCGGGACCAGCAACCCACTCGCGCGTCTTGCCCACCGATCAGGCGCCACTGGCCACCCCGCTTCCGCAGTCTTTTTGCACTGCTATCCAACGCTCATTGCCATCGTCCCACCGAATCTGCAGTACCTGGTTGAAGCCTCCGGACCAATCGTGAATGTTCAGAGCTTGCGTCACAGAGAACATCAGCAACGCCTGGTCAGTCGGGCCAATCACGCTGACCGTGTCGACTGATATGAACTCATCGTCTGTCTCAAACTTACTGCTGACCAAGCACAACGCCCAGATCGCGTGATCTTGCAACCACTCGATTTCCCACCCCCCGTTACGATTGATGGCCAGGCCCTTCGAGCCATCCCAGCCCGACTCGACCCCCCGGGCCCGACCGCGGAACCTGCTACCAACGTCGATCACTGGGAATGTATCTTCAGAGAGTTGCGTGACGTACAGCCCGCTATCGCTGTCGAACTCCATCGGGTACGCTTGGGAGGTTCCGCCGGGCGCAAGAGAGTCGTAGAGCTCGAAATACTTGAAACGCGAACCGCCACGGGGCGGATAGAGTAGCACGGACCCGTGAGACCCGGACGCCCAGAACGCGCCGGCAGCGCCGGGGGGCGTGTTCGCGTTGGTCTGATCGACCAAGCTGTTGTAGTGACTCAGCGACCGGCTGCCACGTTCTACGTGCTTGAGAGTCATTCGACCTCGGCGTATTTGAAGAGCACATCGAAGTCAATCGCCAGCTCGTAAGCCGGATTATTGTTGACGTCTACCAATCTGTCCCAGCCCATCTGATCTCGGGGCTTAGTTCGGTAAAAGTGATTCCAGCCTCCAACATTGTTGCCAATATGGATTCGTCGCTCACGGAACACATAGTTCAACCGCCACGCGGTCACCAACTCGTTGCCGTCTTCCAGTAGCACGAATTCTTTCTCGGCGTCCCACGTATCGAACAGCATCGTCTGAGGCGCGAACCCGTGCCACTCAAGCGCATTTACCTTGCCGACATTGGCGTCAATCGCGGCTTTCGGGGGGATCAACACGTAGTGCCACATCAAGTGATGCTCAACTACCGGGATGCGTTGCAACAGCAGCAGCTCTGGATCGTTCACACGCTGCCCGTCATTCCACTTCCAGTTGTCACCAAATATCACGACAGCCTCGACAGATCCGCCGACCCGGTAGGTCAGCCACGTGCGTTCCTGTAGATCGATCGTCCCGCCGCCCGGCAACTTGTCGAGCGCTGTCTGATAGTCGACCGTGACCTTGGCGAAAGAGACGTAGGTGTTCGGGCCGTCTTCCAGCGTCGGCAGCGTCTGCGGCTCCACGTCGTCGGTAAACGGTTCCATCTCGACCTTGGTTGGCCGGACCCGGTTCGTACCCGGATAGTTGACCCCCGCCGTCCCGCCGATGCCGTACCCGGTACCGAGAATGTCTCGGACGAAAGCGAATCGTTCGCTCCAGTTGCATTGAAATATCCGCGTGGCCGCCATGCCGCCCTCGGCGAAACGTTCCTTGGGGGACCCGGTGAGTTCTCGGAACCATGTAGCCATGACTATTGCAACCCCAGGTTGAGTTTCTCGATGGTCGTGCTGACATCCTGGGTCGCTGCAATCAGGGCGTCACGCTGCCGAGCGGCATCGGTTTCTGCTGTCGTCGGCTGGGCGAATTTCTGCTGTAACAGCGCCTGCACGCCCGCCATGGCCGTTGTTTGTAGTTCTAGGCGGTCGGGACGGCCGGCGGGCCGGGGCTGGCCCATACCGCGCAGCATGGTCTCGCGTAATTCCTGCTGTTGACGGATGATGTTAGGGGCCTCGTTGAATATAGGTACTTGGGGAATCGGCTCTTTGATGCCCCTCAGGCGGTTCTCTCGTTCTATCCTTTGTTGCTCAATGATAGCGGGGGCCTCGTTAAAAACGGGTATACCGACAGGCGGCTCGCCTCCCCCCCTAAACTCGCCCGGACGAAATCCCCGCAGCCCTCTACCAGCAATGGCGCCGACTTCTCCTCTGGCTGCCAACACCCCCCTCCGTGCCCGTTCCGCCTGACCGCGAGTGAATTCAAGCTGTCTCGTCAGCTCTTCTTGACGCTCCTCTCTTCCTGGAGGAACGACAGCCGCGACGTCAAGTCGGGCCTGCGCGGCATCGATTGCAGCTTGCCTTGCCCGGTTGATAATTCGATTCGCGGCCGTAAGGTTGCTTAGGTTTGGCTGTGGCAACACAAAGAGTTCATTCTGTAATCTTGTGAGCCTTTGCTCCCTGCGGCGCTCTTCAGCTAATGCCACTATCTCGCGTGCAGGCGGCCCTATTCGGGCTCTTTCTTCTATGTTGCTGAGCCGCGTATCTTCGACGCGCTTTTCAGCAGCCGCAAGCTTTGTCTCGGCAGCCGCAAGCTTTGCCATGGCAGCCGTAAGTTCGGGGTTTGCTTGAGCCAGATCGTCTGCGCCGCCAGCGGCACCGGCACCGCCGACCACTGCGCCACCAGCAGCCTGAGCACCGCCCAGCGGTGCCGCCGCCGCTTTCTCTGCCTCTTCGACTACCTTTTTGGCTGCTTCGGTAGCTTCCTTTGCGCTCTCTGCCACCTTGTCGTAGGCTACGCCCATTGCCATGACCGCGACCGTGGCGGCCGTGACACCCACTGCCAGTGCAGTCCACGCTTGCGGGCCACTGAGTCCGAGAAGAAATGCTTGCGCAGCACCAGCGATTTTCAACGCCCCCGCCAGGGCAACTATCGCGCCGGCCAGCTTGGCAGCGATAATAATGGTCGCCGCTCCGATCGCCCCGAAAGCGACCAGCTTTATAATTAGTTCTCCGTTCTCCATCACCCATTCCTTACTAGCCTTGACGATGTTGATCAACCATGTGACCAGATCCTTGGCGATCGGCATAAATGTCTGCCCTAGTTGGATTGCCAAATCCTTGACGTCAGCCAATAGCCGCTTGAATTGGTTTGCCATCGAACCTTGGGTACGGATCGCATCGCCGATGGCCCCCTGCTCGCCCATGGCCCTGTAGATGATATTGAGCCGAGAAATCGCCTTCTCTTGTTCGCTGGCCTTGAATATCCCTCCCTCGATTCCCCTGCTGAGCAGCTCTTGGTTTAGCGCAGCCTGTTTTGTGTTGATCCCGAACCTGTCAAGAACTTCACTTGATCCGGCCAGCGCTGAGATAAATCTCTGAGACGCCTCCGCATCTGCCAGATTGTTGAAACTAGCGAAGTCGATCGCCAGCGTCTGTATTTTCTTGGACATTTCCTCTGCCTGCTTGCCACCGAAACCAAGCCCGACAAAGAACGCCTGAAAGCCAGACAGCGTCTCCTCTAGTTCCTGCCGCTGCCTGCCGACAGCGTCCGCCAGATCGTCGGCCCACTTGCGAACCCCCGGCGCTCCCTCCCGAAAGACCGCGTCAAATTTGTTCGCTGTTTCTTCAGCGTCCGCAGCTACCTTGACGAACGCCGCCAGCGCGCCAGCACCAATCAACAGAAATCGCTGCGCCTGTCTGGCCGCGGAATCCAAGGCGCCCTTCAGCTTCATCAGCGAACTGGTGATGCTATTTATCCCTGTGCGGAACTGCTTGTCTCGCAACGACACCTCTGCAAAGGCTTCGGCAAACTTGAATTCGTTGACGGCCATCACTGCACCTGCCGATCAATCCACTGTCGTCGGGCTTCACGGTGACGCTGGACGAACGCCTCCCCCTCGTGCAACCCCATGCGCTGCTGATTCCCGGCCTTCGCCACCGGCTTCAACGCCAAAAACATCTGGGCTATTGTCATGCGGTTGATCTCCTCAAACGTCCAGCCGTGCCGTTCCCTTAGTTCGGCGTCCCATCGTTCCCAGTCGAGTGGCTGGTCGGGGTCCCCGGCGTCTCCGGGGCAGGCGAGTTTCCCGCCGGCAATCCCGCCGCCTTGCCGATCAGCACCGCCATGCCCTTGTCTTCTTGCTGCGATGCAATGGCGGCTACGTCTTGGGGCGTGGCCTCAGGGAAGCGCTTGAGCAGTTCCGTGGTGATCCGCTCAAGGTGCTCTTGTCCGAATTGTTCGAGCAATTCTGCCGCGCGGGCTTCGGTTATGTCGCGGTGTTCCTTGCGAACCTGCAAGTAGAACTGGAATACCATCCCGTCAAGCGTGAACCGCCAAGTATCAAGTTCCTTGACGGACACCACGTTCGCCCGCATGGCATCGTCGTAGGCCCTGGCATACAGTTCGCTCGCAACGTCTTTCGGTGCATTCGCGGCCAGCCGGGCCACCACCTCGATCGGGTCTGTGCGGCCGGCCTTGATGCGCTCGTCGATGAGCCCCCAGTCGGCTCGGTTCAACGGCCGCAGCCGATACGCCTCGCCGCCGATAATGATCTCTGTACCCGTCGCGGTGAGTGTGTCTAATCCAGGCATGCTTGCCCCTATGTTTGTTTACGGACTATAAAGAACCAGTGGATTCAGCTACCGCGCTGGTGCCCTGGAACGTCACGGCAAACGCGACTACCGTTCCGTCATTCATGTCCGTAACAGCCTCAATAGACTCGATAAGTGCCGTGGCGAGCGTGTAGATGTCTTGGCCGGTGTAGAGTACCAAGGCAATCTCAGCGCCCTCATTAAACGTCGGCTTGTCGTTCATGTTGAAACTGCCACTGGAGTCCTTGACGCCGGACACGCCACCCTTCCATCCACCGGTATCGTTGGCTCCGAACTTCGACATGTTTGCGGAGGTCCGCAATCGCCAATCGATGACGGGAACTATCTCGGCCCCGCCTACAGTAATCGTGCCATCTTTTCCGCTTAGTGCGGCCATGATTCATTTACTCCTACAGCCCCGAACTGGAACAGTCACCAATTGCCGTGGTGGTCGTTCCGATGATTGCAATCGAATAGGTCACGTCACCGCCTACCGCGGCGACCTTGAGATTCTTGTGGGTATCGTCGACTTCCCAGCCACACTTCCGGTTACTCAGTAACAGGGGGCTGTCTAGTGGCACCTCCGCGCTATCCCCGTCGGCTCCGAAGCATTCCGACCACTCATTGGTCGCCGCGCCGCCAAGTAATAGCTTTCCGCCGCTGGTCGACTTATTGATGAGCAGGATCGACTTAACCAGCAACAACGTGGTGATCAGCGTATCGCCGAATACGCTGCGGGTCAGGGCCGTCAGGTCGTAGGTTGCGGAGACCCCTTCCAGCAACTCCACGTCTTCCAGATGCCAGACGGCCTCCGCTTGATTGGCCTCGGGACCGTGGGTCAGCAGCTTGACGTATTCCAGCTTACTCTCGTCGACGGCGCCGCTGTTCCAATCCCACCCCTTCCGGGCGACAATTTCCGCCTTGAATGTCATCTACGTCCCCGATGCCAGGTAGACCATGCAAGTAAAGTCAATCACGAAAAACCAGTTGTCATCTTCGTCTTGGAGTTCCACATAGCCGGTGCGTTGCATATTCAGCACCTTGTCGCTACCGAACAGATCAAACGCCGCTCGGTCGAATGCGCTCTTGACTGCGTCGGCAATCGCCAGCCCGGCGTCGTAGCTGTCACGGTGATGGTAGACGGTCACTCGGACCGTTACCCGTTCGTCAGCAGCACCTTCGTTGTCGTATCCTTCGGTGGTGTCCCCTGGCCGAATGATCGTACCGTAGGGGAACACAGGGTCCTCAGCGAAGTAGTTCCCTGTCATCACCTTGGCTACGGGCAGCAAGCCGTTCAGCGTGCCGTCTGCTTCCCATCGCGCGTGGAGGACTTGGCCGATGTTCATTGCACCGCCCTTGCCGCGTTGCGTCCGGCGATCATCATTCGACGATGGTTTTCCCGTATCGCCGGCACGATCGTAGGCCGCTGTTGAAAGCCAACCCTCTTGTACCTGATGCCCAATTCGTGAAACGTCATGTAGCGGGCGTTGCGGGTATAGCCCACGCGGCCGACCTGTTGTGCCGCGTTGTATCCTTGGACGATGTTCTTGTGCCCAAATCCTGTCCGGCGGCGTGGTGACTCGCCTGGCCGTGACGAGTGCGGATAGACCGTCCGCTGGGTTTTGGCCCCGCCCTTGCGGGGTCGCTTGATTGCAACCCGAACACCCCGATTAGATATGCTGGCCTTCTTGCGTGCGATTCGGTGCAGTTCCAGCGTGGCCGCCTGCAAAAACGCATCGAGCTTGCGACCTACCATCGCGCGAAACTCTTTGTCGAATATCCTTAGCTCTACCGCCATTCACTCGCTCCTACGCCATTCGCTTGCCCCCACGACTTGCGCTTGGCCCAACTCAGCCTTATTCGCCGTCCCCACGATCTTGTAGTAGGTGCCCTTGCGATCACGTATGCGGTGGTTGTGGTTGATCTCGTAATCATCTTCCAGGAAAATCCGGAACTCTCTGGCTGTTCGCTGGGTTTCTACATCGTTTCCGACCGTCACGGTCGTCTCTTGGATGCGTGCCCGTACCCCCGCTTTCCAGACGTGATAGGTGGCCACAGCAGCCCCACCTGTGGCCTTGGTGTAGACGGCCTCTTCGATCACTACCGTGTCGTTGAGCCCAAAGGCGATCGCCAGGTTGCGCGTCACACACCGCCAGCGACGGCTGAGCGTGTCTTCATGTACCTCGATAACCTGCCAACGATTCGATGCCCCGTCCACAATCCAGTCGCCCAATTGCGGCCTACTGGAAACCTCGGATACCGGCAGATGCCACCGGACGTCGCCAGCCCGGTACTTGCCATCGCTGGGTCCGATTTCTGAGGTTGCGATGCTGCGCTGCAGTGCACTGGTAACCGAGACATCAGACGACGAGCCTCGGCGGTTCAGCGTCACCGCTTCCAGCCCGTCGACCACATCGACGAAATCGGTTCCGGGTGCGAAAGTTACGGACATTACGTGAACCCCTGGGTGTGCAACTCAAACGGTTCATCGGCTGCGATCAGCTCATTGAGCCCTTCGAGTCGAGCAAACAACATCTTTTGGTACTCCATCCACGAGACCTCTTGGCCGTCCAGGTTATACGACGGCTTGGGGTTGACGGTGAGGTCTTCCAGGAGGGCCAGCACCTGCGTCTTGATCGTTTTGAGTCTGTCGATGTCAGCCATCGTCGACCTCGACTAGCTTGTACCGCTTGCCGTTCGGTAGCACCGTCACAAATACATCCGCGTCGCATTCCAAGTCCGCTTCAGTCAGAATCATCTCGACCGTCGCCTGCGGGACGCTCTCGAAGTCTGCTGAAAACCGCACTGCCGTTACCGCCGATAATTCGTCACCGTTATCCAACAAAACCACAAACGGCTCCGAGGACGGCTTCAACTTTTCCTTGGCAACAATGCGAAGCTTCACGATACTCACCCCGTATCAAAACGACGTCCGGCCGGCGGACCGGGGCAGTTAGCCCGGCCGACCGAACGTCAACCCAAAGGAGATCCAATCTCCCCGGTTTATCCTTGGCCAGTGGATCGCAACACGAAGTGTGGCGCCAACACTGCCGGCACACCTCGCATCGAAGCTTTGAACTGGGCCACGATATCGCGGTCGAACTCGGCCTCTGCGTTGGGCGGGGCCTGGCTCGGCGTAATCGGCCAGTTCTCCATCCAGGCAAACGCCTTGGAGAAATCGCCCAGGAACCAAAACAGCCGGGCATTAGCCGCCGACTGCCCTGCGTTGTCGATCAGCCGACGATGCAGGTAGCGACTCTCCACTACGGTGATGGAACTTCCAAACGGATTCTGGAACAGCGTCTGCACGGAGCTGCCGGTCGTTACCCGCAACTCAGTAGCGTTGACGATATTTCGGGCCGTCGGGAACAGGGCCGGACCGACGAGCAACGTCAACTGCGGAGCCACGACAATCGGCTCCTGCGTATTCGGGTCCTGCATTTCGCCGTACTTCTCAAGCGCGGCGTCCAGGTCCGTGTAGTCGGCCAACACATCAGTGATCTGATTGGTGTAGGGCACCAACGGATCAGAGGTGAAGTCGGTGGCACTTGCCGTGTACACGGGGTACTCGGTGCTGCGCCACTTCCACTTACCGCCCAGGGCAAACGTCGGCGACGACCCACCACCGTAACCACTGACAGAGTCCATCAATAGCTTTTCCTTGGTCACACCCAGCCACTCGCCCACTTCTGCGGCTCGCTTCAGGACCAAGGCGGTCCGATCGAAGAAGATGGCTTCCTTCGTCACAGGGACGATCTCGCCGTACTTCTGAGTCGGCGGCGTGTCGATGTAATCCTCGACAACACCAACACGCTCATACGGCATGCCAGGGTGTATGGGCTTGATCCCCACGCTGTCGTTGGTTCGCGTCACTCCGGGGATCTTTTCGCCGTCCAGCTTCGTCGGCACCGCCGGCACCAACGCCGTGGCCACCTTGGAGGCGGCCACGAATGCCTGCATAATCGCCGAAAAGACGATTTGGCCGGTGATATTCCGGAAGGCCGTCACGTCAACGCCGTCGCCTGCCGATTCCATCACGCTGGTGATGCGATGGTTGGGGCCGTTTCCGGGGTTGCACATTTCCACGAATTCATGGCCCATCGAAGCAAGGGCCCATTCGCGGATTGAAAAGTCGCGGGCTTGGAGGTGTCCTTCCCGCAGGGCCTCGGTCAGATGCTGCTCTGCCTTGGCCGGACCCATGCTCTCGCACAGGTGTTTCAGTTCTCGATACTTGATCGCTCTCATGGTTTTCACCGTGTCCTTTCTAGACTGAGGCAGTGCCCAAGGGGTAGCCGCCGGTCATGACGGTGGATCTGATCTCCACGAGCACGCGAGTGACATTCGATCCTTCGCGTTTGGCCGCCTTGCCGATTGCACGCGGCACGTCGGCGTCGGCATGGCCGTCCCCCAGCGAGACAACCTTTTGGTCTTCCAGTGCCGTCGATCCGCTGTTGTCCGCGGCGGCCACGAGATCGCCAAGCTCGAACTGATCTGCGGCGCAATCGAACTCGAATACGCCACTGGTGGCGACCCGAATGTCCTCTGTATTGCCGTCTGGGCTACTCTGCATCGCGACGCCCAGGAAGTCGTCCACAAGCGCCTCTTGCGCCGTTGCCAATCCCCCGGCATACGACACGGCAGATGCCGGCCGGACGTCGTCGGTGTTCAGCCAAACCAGGTCACCAATCTCGACAACCTGAGCTGAGTCAACTGGCGATACGCGCGGATTCGTCGCACCATAACGCCACAGCATGCGGTTAGACATATGCTAACCCTCCTATCTCTACCCCTATGTTCAAGTAATCAGCGAGACGAATTCCTTGGCGTTTGCCACCTTGGTCTCGCCTTCCGTCACGCCTTGTTCTCTGCTGCGAGGCTTGCCGCCCTCGGTCAGCTTGGCCATTGTCTGCCGATCCTCGATCAGCGCCTTGCGTCGGTCGGCATCGGCGTTCAGCATCGACTCACGGAACACGTCCGTGACCAGTGCCTCCGGCAACTTGGCCGCCTCGACCAGGGCGTCGACTTCGGTCTTTTGCTTGGCCAGCTTCTCGACCGCCTCGAAGACGTCGATCTTCTCGACCAGCACGGTTTTCTCTTTACCGGCCGCCTCGACCTGCTCGACGAGCGTCTTGGCCTCCGAGGCCAGCTTGGCATTGTCGGCATTCAGTTTCTCGATCACCGTAGCGTCATCGCGGCCGGCAATCGCCTTGCGGCTGATCGCCTCCACCAGCTCGCCATGGTCGGCTTCGAGGATTGCCAGAGTTAAGGGTGTGTCCATGACCTTTTTCCTTTCATCTATGCGCCCCTCATTGTCTTCTGCTTGCTCGAATAACCCGCGGGTCGTAGCTGGATCGGCCACCAGGTCGACAGACTGAACGCGGGTGATTTCCTCGACCAGCACACGATCGCCTTTACGACGTACGCGCACCCCAACATTGTGCGAGAACCCCACATTTTCCGGCGCATGCTCGGCGTCCCATTCGAGCTGCTTGGCAAGGGGGTGGTGGGGGTTGTAGAAAAAATCCCCGTAGAGGCCATCGCTTTCGACGACGACGTGGCGGATGATTCCCATGCGATCTTGATAGTCGCGAGGGGCTCCGGCCTTGGCGGGGTGATTGACGTTGACCTTGGCATCTTCGTAGAGTACGGCCGCCTGTTTCAGCGTCTCGGGCGGATAGTCGCGGCCGTTGCGGCTGGCCAGGCCCAGGATCTTTACGCCGCGGATCACGCCGCCGTTGTTGTCGACCTTCAGCTCGACGCCACGACTATCAACGAATTCCTGAATCAGTTCGGTATCCATTGCCTGTATCCCAGCCCCTAGCAAGAACGGAAAACGCCCGCAGCCCCGGCGCAATGCCGAAGATGCGGGCGCACCTGTAAGGTTTCTGCCCGAATCGTCAGTTAGGACAATCCAACAAAAAACGCCCGTGGCCTGAGCGGATAGTGCTCAGAACACGGGCGCGGTTTGTTGGCCTTCTGCCCGAAGGATCAGGTTGTCAGGGTCATTTTACTTCGGCGACGTGGCTCTTTCTCGGATCACACCAAACCCGCGTGACTTCAATTGTTTCAGCCCCGCTCCCCCTTCCAAGCGGATCAAATCGCCCAACGCTGCCACCAATCGCGCGTATTGGTCTGGCGTGACAAGGCTCGGGTCGTACGCGATCACCAGTGGGGGTTCTATCATGTTACGGAGCCGGGTGGTTCTCAATAATCTGTGCCTGGGACCCCTGCACCTCGCCTTCGCGGTAGTGAACCTTCAGGATCACGTCACCGCGAAGCCCACATTCCCGGGCCTCTGCCATCTTCATGGACAGCAAAAGTTCCGGGGCAGGGCCCTTGTCTCTATCTAAGCGTACTGGCTTCTCGGACATTGTCAAGTGGAATCTGGGGGAGCACCGACGATTTTAGAGAATATCGCCCGCTCCGCCTGGGTCGGGGATTGCGAGATGTCAACGATTTTAGGGAATTCCGCTTTACCCTGTTGTTCTGCTGCCCACGCCCGAAGCTCCAACTCAATGAATCCGACTGCACCGTCACGCATCCTCACGGAGGGGATTACAAAGTCATCAGCCAATCGTGTAACGCGATTTGAGGCCATCCCTAGGATGTCGCCGGCTTCACATTCATCCAGCAGCAGCCGTGGATAAAGCGGAGGGGCTTGTTTCAGTACATCCGGTACAAACTCACCACACCACTCGGTGTCGTCTACGCAGGGCCATTGGCTGGCGGTGGGCGGGTGCCGACGACAGGTACCCTCACTTATAGTCGGCGCTATTTCTCGCCAGAACCTACACCCTACACACCTCTCGTCATTCGGTGATTCGCTCATCGCCCTCCTCTTCTGGTGCCGGCAACGGCACGCCGTCCCAGCACCCATCGCTGGCCAGCTTGGTCAATGGCTGCGGGAACCGCTGGCACACCCCGCCGTGGTGCTTGGGCTTGAAACACCCGCAGTCAGGGCAAAGGCGGAAGTGGGGACCGGCGGCAGGGTCGACCGAGCCGGCCGGTAGATCGCGCAGGGGGATAGTGTCCAGGTCACGTTCCCGGCTCAACGGGTGTTCCGGCGGCTTGTCGTACGCTGCCAGTTCTGGCGATCCGGGCTTCAGCCGAGATCGTCGCTGTTCGGTTGACGGCTTGCGTTTGGATTGTGGTTTGGTCATCATGGCCTCCAATGGACTTGCGATTGTCTTTCCGCTAGCGTCTCTGTGAATAAACGTGTCAGGCATTACACCACCTGGGTCGTGGTTTGGTCATTTGGGTTGGTCCTTGGGTATGGGCCCCCGCTAAGCAGGGTCTCTCCAGCCGACAATCGACTGCTCAACGATTGGTTGCTTCTCTCGTTCCGTCCATCCTGCACCATTGCAAACGGTACACGGCACCTGCTCGTGGCCGACAACAATATCTAAGTATTCAGGGTCACCGTAACCGCCCCCAGCGTAACCATATTGTGGATTATCGCAGGTTCCCATGATTGGCTTGCCGTCTTGGGTCCCCTTCCCCTGACACGCGGGACAGCAATGCACTCTGCCCGCGACCGCGGCCTCGTGTTGTCGACACGAGTACTCCGAACGAAACCTCTTGCCGTCTGTTGCGACAAAAGAAACTTCCCTTTTCATCGCACGCTTTCCTCTTTGGGTTTGGATTGGTCCTCTTTCGGAATCACGCGAATTGTGACTTCTACGCGATGTCCGTGTTCGCCATAAATTCCCGGTATCTTAGTAAGTGCCGGCTGCTGGAACGTCACGCCGTCCTCAGTGACCGCCGGGTCCCACGCGATGTCCGTGTATCCCGCCTGCCCGTCCACATTGTCCGAAATAATCGTCCCAATCATTGCTCACTCCCGATCTGTAGAATCTAGCTTGCCAACGCCGCCTTTTCCTGCTGCCGAAACCGCGCCATCCCCTTCTCGTACTGCCCCCAGTTCACCGGCGGAGCGCCTACGTATAGGTCGTCGCGCAGCTCTTGGGTTGAATAACAACGACAATTCGGTGCAGCAGGGAAATGCGGCAACAGCCCCGGCGCCCTCGGCCGTGTGGTCTGCCGATACGAGCCGTCTGACGTCCTGATGTACAACAAGTCATGCCACACTCTGTGCTCGCTGCGGACGTTCTCATCGTTCGCCGTAAACGTCCTGATCCCCTTCAGCAAATCCTTGACCGGCTCCCACGAGTCCTGCATGGCCGCCTCGGCCACCCGAACGCCTTCGGTGCGGGCAATCCGCTTGGCCTTCCAGTTGATCCCTTCGTTGGTGTCCAGCAATGGGGCGATCTTGACCTTCATCGCCTCTACGGCCGAGGCCCCCTTAAAGTCGGTCGTCATGGTCTCGCGAACGATACCCCGCAACTTTTCCATGTCAGCCGGCAGTATCGTCTTGATCCGATCGGTAGCCGACAGGCCGTCAGGGGCCTCTGTAGAAGCCATTATGGCATCCACCTGCTCAGGCGTCGGGTCGCCGAACTCGGCCTGCCTGACAATCTCCCGGGCTTCTGTAGCGGAGGCCAAGCCCCTCAATATCCGATCCCATGCCACGACGGTGCGAAAGTCAAACTCTTGCACCGCCCCCTCGCCGATCTCGCCGTGCATCGTCACGGGGACTAGCCGGTGGAGCCAGAATCGCATGGGTATGACCCGGACGAACGTCGCTGTCACATCCTGCCAGGCCCATGCGTGGATGCCCCGCAGCCCTGAATCGAGGATCTCAGCGGCCTCCGCCAGCGCATCGGCCAAAACAACGTCCGTAGAGGCCATCACGCCTTCGATACCGCCCCGACCGGCCGCTACGATGCCAAGCAGCCTTTCCTCCAAGGATTGCGTCCAGCGGTCTATCTCGCGGCCTACGGCGATGATCCGACGGTCACGCCCCGGGATGCGGGCGAGCGAGGCGACCTCCAGGCGATTCGTGGCTTTGCGGAAACTAGGCATTTCGGAGGTGCTTGGTGTAAGGGGTCATCCGTAAAAACACCATCGGATCAGCATACTCAAGCCAGCATTCAAAAGGCCAAACGCCACGGCGAGTGCAACGAAGCTACGTCGTTTCATGGTTCACCTCGCAGTCTCTTTGCCATAATCCTAAGCCGCTCGACCGAACTGCGCAGGCACACGTCGCTGGTTCCACCCGCATCGAGGTTGTCCGCTATTGATTCCGCAACCTGCGCTTCCGCCTCGCGACCCCAGTGCCGCTCACGGTTTATTAGCCGCATTCTCGCGGCAAGTCCCCTGAGCCTTGCGGGAACCTCTTGCCACCCAGCAGCACAGGTAGTGGCCTCCGGCATGACATCCATGGTCTCCGCCACCAAATCCAACAATTGCACGTCGGCAGCAGCGAACATCGAGGGGCCTGGCTGGCTTGCATCTACAGCCGCGCACTCCCGATGCGGGTCCCACGGGTTCGCATTGCTTTCCGTCGGCGGTCCCGCTTTGAGTGTGTTCCGGACCATGTCGGCATGCATCGGGCACAACTCCCCCGTCCACTTCGACAGGTGCTCGGGAACATCACAATCCTGAGTCGGCAATTTGTCGAACCGTAGTTCGTACGTGTCGGCCCCGGATGTCCGGGGGGCGCACATATCGCAGACTTTCATTCGCTCTCTCCTTTGGGTTTCGTAGCCCTCTTAATCACCCACCCCAGCAATGCAAACGGAGCCACGACCACGCATACAGGGGCAATCAGCACCGCAAACAAACCCAGGCACGCATGCTGAATAAAAGCCGGCGATTCCTCTTCCTCGCGCGGCGCAGTGCTAGGCGGCGGGGGATCAGCGGGCTTCATCCGCTCCCCGTGTTCCGTCAGTAGTACCATCGTCTCCATCCTCCTTAGGTTTCGGTTCATCACCCTCCCCGTCGCCCCTACCTGGCATCTGCCTAAACGGATCCAACCCATCGAACGGGTCCATTTTCTTCCGCTGTTCGTCGATCAACTCGGTCTCGTGCTCGGGGTCCAGGTCGTTGCGGAGTTGTAGCGTCTGGATCGACATGGCCTTCTTATCGACCAGAATGGCGTCGGCCTCTATCTCCTCTTTCCGGTCGCGGCTGGCCAACTGCGGCGGGGTGACGTCGATCTCAAGCTGATCTCGTACTTCCGCTGTCAGCCGACCTGTCTCGACCGCCATATCCAACACCCGGTCCATCACCTCTAAGTCCTCTTCGATCATCGTCCATTGTTCACGCCCGAACATCTTCACTGCCGGTCCCTCGGCCACCATAGTCGATGAAAAGTTGGCGTTGCTGGCATCGCTGGTCAGCATGAATTCAGGCATCACCAGTCGGCTGGCAATGGCCCTCAGCTCAGCCTGTAACACCACGACAAAACCGCCCGCGTCAATGCTGGAAGACGGGAACTCGTAATCCGTGCTGGCTGGTGCATCGATGATCGCGCCAGGCGCGTAGCGGCGAAAGTGGCTCGTTTTGCCCGTGGTAGTGTTACTGACCGTCACATCGGCATTGGCCGCCCTTGCCGCCTCAGACGCCCCCTTGCCGCCCCCCTGCTGCTTGCGGATCATGGCGATAGCCGACTGGATGCCGGCCACCACGCTCATATTCCTCAACAGCTCATCGGCCCGACGAAGGTTCTTGCGGACCGGGTAGAACAACGACAGCCCGCGTTTGACGTTGCGATCCACATTGGCCTTGCGGTGCTGGATCGAAAACGCATCGACCCGCACCTCATCGACCCAGTATGCTACAGCCGTCTCTACGTCATCCTCAGCCGTGACGATCCCCCATGTAGCCTCGGAGCGCGTGTCGCTCGGCGGAGTCTCGATCTGGCTAGGCTCGACGAACCGCACGCGGATACTACCATCGGCGCCTGTAAAGAACCGCAGGAAGCACTCGCCATCACGGTCCTTACGAAGTTGGATCTCCTGCTGCCGGGAATGCCAACTGTTTTCCTTGATAAACTCATCGATCACCGCCTGGCCTTCCCGTAGGGCGTCATCCGCCGACCCGAGGGTCTTATCGTCGCTATCCTTGGAGTCCTTCAGCAACTTTGCCAGGGCTGAGTCAGGCTTTGCTGTCACCGCATAGGCGTGGCCGGTCCCTATAATGTAACTGATTCGATTCTCGTGGCCATTTATTGCGTACGGATTAGTGCCCGCCAGCAGCCGAGACGTTTTCCGCATGGCCGTCAACTCGGCTATTGTGCGAATCAGCCGCGTATCTTCGTCCAGTAACGCCCCTAGCGGGTCCCATACCTCACCTGTCTCGGGGTCCCGCAGCGCATCCATCGGATCGACGCACGAGGTAGTGATGTCCAACGATTCGAGCAACTTCGCCTCAAGGTCCTGTCGCTTCTCAGCCAGGGCCATCTCTCGATCGTCAAATGCCCGCCGGTGTCGCCATTTTTTTAGAATGCCCATCAGTACGTCGCTCCCACTGCATCGAGCAGATTGCCCCCTAGTCCGTCATCGTGGCCCCCGCAGTTCTCTTCTAGCAGCCGAATCGCCATTTCCAGGGCGTCAGGGCCGTCGTCGTGATCGCAGTTTGGGAACTCTTGCATCTGTTCGACCAGCAGCCGGGCACCCGGCGAGCCACCCTTGAACCGCAGGTGTTTCTGGCTAAGGTAGGGCGTCAACCGGTGAATGCGGACCTCTTTGTTTACTCGGTTGTCCAACTCGCAAATCGGCACTGGCACACCCGCGAGGGCGCTCGCCTGGTTGATGTCATCGATGAGTAGCTGCTGGAACTGGTTCACCTCGACGCCGAAGTAGTGCGGCTGGAACCGCCGCTGGATCTCGACCACCGTGTCTACCCCCACGTTTAGCGGACGGTCGTTGGTCAACTCAGCGTCGACGTAGAAGATGCCGTCTCGCCCCAGCAGCACCTTAACGAACGCCGAGTAGTCGCCCCATTTGGTGCCCGTGCCCTTGCTTGGGTCCCACGCTGCCGACTTGCGGAAATACTCTTGCGGCCATTCGTTGAACCAGATATCCGGCTCAAAGAACGACTCAGGCCACGCGCTGCCGCCCTCGGCCCGGGGCACCTGCTGGTACATCGCCGACCAACGAACCGGACCTAACGTGGTCTTGATCGTGGTCAGCTCGGCCGTTGACTTGAATTCCGGCCAGAGCGGTTCGCCCGGCGACCGAGGGTCATACTCGCACTCTCGATCGCTCCGCTCCCCCTCAAACGACACTACTACCCATTGGTCGGCTTTGAGGTTGTCCACCGCTTCCCTGAGTAGCGAGCCCGCCAAGTCGTTCTTGTGCCACCGGGTGAGGATGATCACCACCCGGGCGTCCTTGCGTAGTCGCGTGTAGAACGTGCCACGGTACCAGTTAGCCAGACTGGCCCGGATCGTCGGCGAATAGGCGGCCTCATCGCCCTTGATCGGATCGTCGATGATCCCGAACGTCGCCCCATGCCCGGTGATGCTGCCCCCTGCCCCGCCACACCGGTAGCTGCCTGTATGACCAACGATCTCGAATACCTCGGTATTGCGCAAATAGGCGGCCTCAGCCTGGTTGCGTACGCTCTTGCCAAACAACTGCGTATCAGGAAACACTCGACGATAGGCATCCGTGTCGATGATCCGCTGCGTGGCCCGGTTGTTCTCCTGTGCGAGGTTGAATCCGTAGCTGCACGCAATCACGCTGGCGTCGGGGTCCCGGCCGAAGATGTAGGCCGGCAGCCGCTTGGATACCAGCTCGCTCTTTCCGTGTTGTGGTGGGGCGAATACCATCAGCCGTCGAATCTCCCCCGATACGACCCGGTCCAGGTAATCGCACAACACATCGTGGTGCCAATTGACCTGGTAGTCGGGTTTGGTGTACGTGGTGAAGTCAAGAAGTCCCGTTCGCGCCCGGCGGCGGGCCAACAATTCGCTGGCGGCCTCCGCTGGCGATATTTGTGAGTTCGTCATCACTAAGCGTCTCAGCCGCCAATCGAATCGGCCCTCCGTCTCGCCCCGTGTGCTCGATGCGAGCGTTGTCCCGGTATTTCTCCGGCATCGCCCCTTTCATCAGGAAGATCAGCAACGTATCGGAGAATTCCTTGATCGTTTCAATCTTCTTGCCCTTGTAGTAGACGCTTCGAGGCACCCCGTGCATGGCCCGCCGCCGGGCCTCCACCTCCAATGAATCACAGGCCGACGCCCGAGCATCCTCGAACGCCATGCGGTAGGCGTCCCCGTCCGGTCCCTCTTCCTCGTGCCAATTGTAGTGACTCCGGCGGTTGATCCCGGCCACCTGGGCCGCCTTGGTAATCGCCCCCAAGCTTGCGTAAGCTGCCAGAAATGCCCGCTTTTTCGGCTGTGATATTTCGGGTACTTTTTCTTGACCGTCGCCATTGCTCTCGCTCATCGGACCACCTTACTATCCCCCTCCCCTTATACGCTTTCCGCCACCGCCCCGCTCTATCGTGGTTGGTATGTCTTTTTCCGATTCTGGGGGGGGGTCGTCAATCCCGCCTGCATCGCCAGCACTCACCCACGGTTGCCAGTATGCCGTCGCGTCGCTCCACCCCGTACCAGCTTGACGTGACCGTACTTACGCTCCGCTCGCACACTCGGCATATCAGCCGGTTCCGCCGCATGTACGCGAACCGCCAGAACAGGTCTTTCAGCGGCTCAGCCCACACTACCCACCAATACGGGCATCGGTTGATCATCCACGTCCAGATCGACGCCCGGTTGCGAAGTCGCAGCCATGCCGGCCAGAGGACTGCCGAACACACTACGCCAATCGCGACTCCGATAGTCAGTTCTGCCATCACTCTACCCGCCTTGGCTCTGGCAATATCGACTCTCCGTCAAGGTGCAACCCGTATGTCTTCAGGAGTTCCCGCACTCGCACAAGGCACGTCTCGCCGAAGCCCTCACACCCCAACAAAAAATCTGCCGTCTTACTCGTCAGGTCGCCGATAGTGTGTACCCCAGCTTTTCGCAACGGCTGCCTTGCGTGGCCCGGTAGATCATACAACGACTCTATAGAGGCATCCAACATAGTGCCATGGGTGCTGCATTCACGCGACAGGCCAGCCGCGGCATTGAGGACACCGATAGCCTGCGTGATATCGTTCGGCTTCTCGGAATCAACAACAATCGTTAGTTTCACCAATCTGCCCTCCTTTGATCCTTTGCCTCCACCCGCCGGAACTCTTTGATACGGTCACGTACGCTCATGTCACATCCACCACAAACCGAAACACAATCACCTCCCCGCTACTAGGCGTCAGTTTGTACTCCATCAGGTACCGCCGGCCGGCAATCGTGAGCACCTCGCCACTGCTGGTGGGGATCTGGTGCCTGAAGTTGTACCCGATATCGTCCCGATCATTCCACAGGTCATCATCCTGTAATGCGTCGAAGATCACACTGGCAATCGTCAACCCGACGTCAGTATGAATACCCACCGCCGTGCGGCTATCGGCGTCCTGATCGTCCAGCAGGAAAATCGAGTATGTGGCGCTGGCGATGTCACTCTGCGTGATGTTTGCCCCGTCGTTGCCCGTGACCCGTCTCATCAAGATCGGGGCTGAGCCCTCGGGTGCCGTCAGGAATACGTCGAGGTTGCTGTTAGCCATTGACCTGTCCTACATCGCCCCCTGAAACGTAACCATGTCCGGCTGCCCCACCGGACACGTACGCCGTACCTACGTCTCCGCCCGAGACGTAAGCGTGGCCTGTCTCGATCTGGAATGGACCCGCAAGCGCCACCAATATCCCCGCGTATTTCCATACCTTGTGCTGCCGGTCAGCCTGGTCTATCGTCCCGTCGGCCAACGGCAATACATGCCGACCCAGCTTGGAACGTCGTTCGTTGGCTGTATCTACGGCCATCAGGACAGTTTTCCCCGCGTAAATGTCGTCGCGTCGTCTGAATCAGCGCTCGTTCCGATGGCCGATCCTGCATCGTTTGCCACGGTCGAGGCGGTCGCTGTTGACGTAAGTTGGTTGCGCATAGTCATATAGACAAACTGGACCATGGCGTGCAGGCTCGGCGATGCCGCCGGCACGGCCGCCAACTCGGACACGGTGTCTGTGCGTAACACATCGACCACCTCTGCGTTGACGCCCGCGCTATCCGTCCCTCGCATGGCTGTGGTGGGAATCGCATCCAGCAATAAGTCCAACCGACCGTCGTTAATCCAATCGGTCAATATCGCAGCCCGCACGGCCGTCAATCGTGCAGTGTCTGTCCCGATGTCAGTCAGGGCCCCGGAATTAGGCAAAACGTCGGTTACCGCCTTGATCGTAGCCAAGTCCCCACCCCCGCTGGCCTCAGTCAGCACATCAATAGCTTTTATCCGCTGCATAATACTATCAGCGGTAGGACTACTTTCCATCGCCGAATCGAGTCCCGAGCCTTTGATGATCGTCCCGCTTGTTTTGCTGCGATCGTACTCGACGCCGATTACCCGCAATGTACCGGACGTCTGGGTGAGGTCACTGCTTGTAGTCCCCTTGCCGTAGACTGACCCGCCAAACAGCTCGATGGTCCCGCCTCCGCAATCGACCGCCGTAGCGCCGGCCCCAGTGCTCAGGGCGCGAACCGACGTGTTCCACGCACGAATGGTACAGTCGGCGTCCGTAGTGTAGATACCCCTGGCTGAATTGACTGTGTTGTTACAGAATACTTGGCAGTCTATCAGCTCAAATACCGTATCACTGCCCGCTGTGGTACACACGAACCCGTCGAATACGCTGGAAAAAATACAGTCACGAAACGTAGCCGACAGAGTTGAATTGAGAACCGCGAAAAAGGCGTCGGCAAGACCGTGCATTTTGACGCGGAAAATGTACGCATCTTCAAACGCTTGTGATCCTGTAATAGTTCCTATAGCACG